AAGGTCTAGTCATATTTTGAGCTAGCTCCCATTTAAGCATTTTGTCCTGACCTAAAATCTTAGCTCCACTATATAAAACTTCTATTGATCTATGCACTCTTTCAAAGTTGTCGTTTGCTGGAGGATCAAATGTATCTGACTTCTCTAAGGCTTTTTCAAGACCTTGTTCTGTTTTCTTTATCTTGAAGACTTGGTTTGAATATGTTTTGTATTCAAAATATATAACCTGCACATTATCATAATTATCATCTTGACCATTGTATTGTCTAGTGTAATTATAACTTGCAGGTTGTTTTTGTATTTCTTCTAATTCTGCGTCCGTTAGATTTGAAAACTGCTTCTTTAATTCTTGCAAAGATACTGATTTAACTTCACCAACATAATATATGTCTTCAAAGTTAGGATCTTCAGTGTAAGAGTAAACTAGGTTAGCAGGATCAACGTAATCAATTGTAACACCTTCTGATAGATTAAAATCTGTTTTAGTAGCACCTATACCAAGAACTGTTAAATCTTGAGCAACTCTTTTCTTTACTTCTTCATATCTATTAAACTCAAGAATATTATCTATTACTTCTTCTTCTGCAATTTCTACTGCTTGTTTGTAGTTTAATTGTATAAATAAATCTAATTCATCTTTAGAGTCAGGTAGTGAGCTAGGGTCATTTGTTGAAAACATATCAACACCTAAAGTGCTTTTAATGTCAGATAGTAAAGGCTTAGCTTGCATATCTCTAAGAATAGCGCTAGCATAGTCTGTTCTTTTTTTCTGAGCGTAAGGGTCTGTAGCAAATGATTTTATTTTATACCCCTTATCGGTCATACCGTTGACAACGATGTCTACGAATTTAGATAAAACAGCAACAGGTTGCCAATCTAAATTAAGGTAAGACAAATCACCATTAGTTGATAATTCATCTTTATATTTTTGAACAGATTGTTCTCCTCTAGCATATAGACGTAATCTGTGAAAGTTTTGCCAGTTGTTACCGAATCTACCACCAGAACCTGCTCCTCGATCTCCTTTGAACCATTCGTTCTCTATAGCTTTAGCAACTTCTGAACCGTATTCATAACTCTGCTTTACTTCGTCCGGTACTACCTGACTTGGGAAAGTGCTATTTACGCTTTTGTAAATCATTTATCTTTTTATTTTTGAGGTATAACCACTGTTGTCGTATCTACCAAAAGAGATTGATACTGGCTTTTTAGTAGCCTTGAAAACAGGTGTGTATTTGTTTTTATTGCATGCCATTATAGCTAATCCAGAGCTTATAGTCGCATCAAACTTTGTTCTATTGTTTATGTCAAATTTTGACCACTCTTCAAGAGTTTTTTGAAAATACATATTTCCATAACCTCTTTCTGTAGCGCCCACAAAATCATTTATATAAGATTCGATTGCAGCGGCGTGTGCTTGTTTAATATCTTCACTAGAGTTTGGTATACCACCAATTTCTTTTTCTGTTACTGATAGTTTAGAATATATTTTATCAGGTCTGTTTATTGAGAAACCTCTATAACCTCTTCTTTTAAAGTAATACAAAAGCCTAGGTTTATTATTCTCTGCTAATATTGGCATTCCGTAAAAAACGCAAGCCATTAATATATCTTCAAAAAACATCTCAGCTGTTTGAGGTCTAGCTATATACTCTAAGAAAAACATATTAACTGGATGATCTTCCATACTGAATTTAGTAAGACCGTGTAAAGCTCCTTTAGATCCTCTACTGTCTACTGTTCCAGATATATCGTAGCTGTCACACCCAAAAGCTCCCATGTGTTCGTTTCCTGGGTGCTTTACTCCATTCTTTACTATTACATGGTTTTGGTGATTTGCAGATGGAATCCAACTTATTAAAAATCTACCATTGCTGTTTGGAGTAAAAACAACTCTAGTGTCTTTGACACCGTTCTCCCATTGAAAACTACCTTTAGTAACTAATTTACTATTCAAGTATTCTTCGTTGTGATCTATTTGTTCGTATATCTTAGTTAAATTAAACAAAGATAATTTAGCTTCATCTCTAAAAGCGTGTTTTTCTGTTCTAGGAAACTGACGGTAATATTCATTTAAACCATCTTGGTCGTTCTTTAAACCATCTACTTCGTTTTCCCAATGCTCTATTACTCCGTGAGTTATAGGTATTCCGCTTGGATCTACTGTTCCTTTTTTTGGCTGATCGAATACAGGTAATCCATAAGTATCAATAAATCCTTCGTAGTTCCATTCCATAGGTATGAACAAAGAATATAATCCCGAGCTAGTCTGTCCGTTGCGGTTTCTTTGTGTAACGTCTGAGGCATAATATAATTTTTTAAAATTACCACCACCTTTTTCTAAAGCGTTTGAGGTAGAACCCATCATACATTTACCTACGATTCTACTACCTAACCTTAGACAGGTTTTTGTAACTCTCCAGTTGTTTAATATGTTATCAGGTCTCTCCCACTTTCCACTTTCATCGTGTACTAGTAACTTTAGTTTTTCCCCATCGTACGAGTTGTCACCTGTGTTTTTCCAGTCAATGGTGGTATCAAGACCTTCAATTTCCTCTTCGACTTGACCTTCGTTGAGTTTTCTTCTCGTAAGCCTGGAGGCTGGAACTCTATAAGCGAGTTCGGTCTTTGGTCTGTCCATACCGTCTTGTATCGGTTTGAAGAAGAACGGGTAATTAACGCTGATAGGTACCACTTTATCTGTGAACATCTTTTTTGCATCGGCACCAGATTTGGACAAAATCCCAAAGCGTGCGTCGGTTGATATTGTTGCCATGTTAACGGTCTCAGCTGAAGCCATGAACGAAAAACCTGACCTTCTGTTCTTGAGATATGACATTCCATAACAACGGATGTCTGCTTTGCAAGCTTCCCAGAATAAAAAGAATATTCTGTTTGATTCCCTATAGTCTGCTGCCCCAACATCAATTTTGGCCCACTGCAAGTACATGTAATGAGTACCAGTAACATAAGTTGGCTTGCCATTATTATGGAACCAAAAACCTTTTTCCCTTTTCTCAAACTCTTTGTCAATATATCCATACCATTCTTCTTTAAAATCAGTGGGATATTTTTGCCAATCAAAAACGCTTTTAATTTTTGCAAGTTCTTTAGGATATTCTAACCTAGACCACATTTGTTCTTCCTTTTTTTCAGAACATTTGTAAACATCTTGTGGAACGGCAGGTAAAGCAATTTTTAAGTTCTGTATCTCTACAATCTCACCTATAGTTCCATCAGAACTTATAATAACCATATCGTGGTCACTATCGTATCCTTTGACCCACTTTTTATTTCTATTATTTCTTTTTAGTAAAGCAGGTTTTACGTGGTCTTCTATTGTCTTTATTAATGTTTGCTTGTACATTATTTAGACCTACCTTCTGCAAAGCCTTTAAAAGACTTTTCCTGTTTAACTTCTTTTGGCTTTTCTTCCAATAGTTTTTCCTCTTCTTCTATTCTACTAAGTATTTCAAAAGCATCGAAAATAGCTAGTTTTTTAGTAGCTGCAGCATTCTTTAGTCTATCAGCAGATATATCATCATCTGAATCAACTATCTTTTCTTTAGCTACCTGAATTAATTCCTCAACTGCTTTTTGCCCAGCTAGGATTATATTCCTCTTCGTTTCCTTTATATTCATACTTTAACAAAATATCATTAGATTCCATACAGTAAAGTCGTTGATCATCTACTATAAACTCAAACTCTCTGTTTGGTTTAAAACCTATAAGATCTCCCTCGCTTATTCCTAGCGATTCTAACGACTTATTACCGATTTTTAATACTCCAATATGCTTTCTCTCTTTATCCATTGAGAAAGGATCGTTATTTTTAATCGGCATTACAAAACACCTAGTACCAATTGGTTTCCATTCATTGTCTCTTTTATACAAGTAGACTTGATCTGGTTGGCAAAAGTATAAGTTTTCTTTAAAAAGCTTACTACTATCAACGGCTTCGCCTTTTTGATTATAGTATCTTCTAAATACATTGTGGTGAATTATTATTGTGTCACCAACATTTATAGATGAATTAAAAGCAATAGGTACAGAGACAACTTCAGCTTTTCTACTGATAAACTTAAAGTCTTCGATGCTTGAATTTAACATCAACTTCTTATTACCAACTTTTATTTCATTATCATATCTTCCTTCTACAGGTTTTACTATAAAATCGAATACGCTTCTCATTAATACTGTAAATCATATTCAACAGATATAGCCATGTTAGAATTAAACTTCTTCCATGGCAATACCTCGTTGTTTTTCTTTATATGTATACTATAAGAGTTATTAGATTCGTCATGCAGTATATGAGATATTTCGTGACCTCCATATACAGACTGCCCAATAGCGTAATGCATTGCGTCATTCTTGTAGTCAGAACCTATACTGATTTTTCTTATAATAGACGACATATACTAAGCTTCTTGTTCTTCTTTCTTGATTTCCTCGAAGCTTCCGTCTTCTAAGTTAATACTGATTGCTCCGTACTTCTCTTCTAAGACTTTCTTGTTGTCTTCTACTTCTTTGTTTAGTTCTTGAATATGAGAGATTAACCCGTGTTTCTGAGCCTCTAATACACCTACTTGAGACAGCGCTTGAGTCATTTTCCCTTGGTTCTCCTGAACTAATTTTAATTCTTCTGCTGTAATCTTGTTTTCCATTTGATTTAATTTAATTGTTTTCATTTATTTATTATCACTTGATCTTTTACCTTTTTCCCAAGACCTTCCTACGAAGTAAGCCCCATAAGTTGTTATCAACAACGATTGGAATATTGGTATGTATTGCTCCGCGACAACGAAGCCTCCAATGTTACCATCAAAAAAAGATAAAGCAGTAAATATAACAGTAAGGTATACTAGAACAAGTGGACGTATGTTCTTAGATAAAAAGCTATCACTATTCATATCAGCTTTCCAACGCTCAGTTACTTGAACTTGTGCTTCTGTATCAGCTTTTTCTAATATCTCTTGAATCTGCTTTTTAATTAAAAGCTTTTCTTCTTCAGTAGTGGTAAGCTTATCAATGACGTTACCAATATTCTTGATAACGCCACCTGTAAGCCATTGAAATATTTTATTCATTACTAATCAGTAAAGCAACCAGGTTTAAACCCGCTTTTTCCGCTAGGCGTAAGAGCACTACTAATGTTACCCCAGAACTTAGCTCGCTTTCTTGCTCTTTTATTTTTTTTGTTTCTTTTAGCTTGCGCCTCTAGTTGCCCAGTACTCATTGGTTTTCTTTTTGAACGAGTTTCTTTCAATTTATTAATTCTTGCGTCTCGTATTTCAGCTTTTAACTCAAGTGTTTCTTCTCTTTTAATATCTGTGTCAAATTTTTTTATTCTAAGCTTATCTAAGCGACTTAGTTTTGGTGCTTTAAAAGTTTTTTGAAATATTTTGTCTTCGCCAAAAGAGCTTTTAACACTAGCTGTTTTTGGGGTTTTAACCACAGGATCAGGGTTAAACTTTCTCATTTGAGATGACTTTGCCGTACCAGACGCTTTATTTTTTTTTATATATTTAGTGTCTGCTGCTTTTCTTTGCTTTGGTGTCATACTTTTATAAGCCGCATCTCCTTCAGCCGTTCTCTTTGGCTTTTTATAAGCGATAGATCTTGTAGACGCTGATGTCACATCCCATGTACCTGTTACTGACTCTCCAGTAGCGCTTGGCCCAGTGCCTCTTGATAGTTCTCTACTGGAAGAAGTGATAGTTTTTTCTTTTTTATTTTTAACAGGATCCTTTGGGTCTGTTTGTAATAGAGCAGAAGGAACTCCACAACCTGTCTTCATCATTGGTCCACGACCAGGGTTTTGCTTGTAAGCCATAATATTTATTTATTTATTTATTTATTTATTTATTTTAGTTTGTTGGCCTTGTACGCTTCTTTTTCCCAAGGAAGATTTTTAGCGCCCTCATCCATTTTAGATCTAGGCATTCTCTTGCCTTTCCAGTAAACATACTTATCGTCATAATTCAAGTCACCTCTTTTCATTTGATCTAGATGTACTTTCTCGTGCTTTATAACGTCTTCTTGTTCTAGTGGACTTAAATTTTTATTAAGTGTGATAGAACCGTTCTTGTTAGCTCTACCCATAACACCTTGCTCTTCGTCTATCTGGTATATCGGTGTGTTATCAATAGATAACTTACCCATCTTCATTTTAAAGCTCATTAGCATTTCCATCTTTTACGAGCAGCTTTACCTCTTTCACCAGTCCAACCTTTAGATCTAGCGCAGAAAGACTTTCTTCTTTTAGCTGCTTTACTTCCAGGTTTAACATCTCCAGTTACAGCTGTTTTCAACTTACTACCAGGGTTTTCTTTTCTGTACTTCTTAACACCAGCAGAGGTCATTCCTGCTCCCTCTTCTGTTGATAAAAAGTTTCTGCCTTTTCCTTTAGTGGTTTTTCTTACCCTCAAGAAAGGTGAACTATCTGGTTGTGAATAAGCCATTATTTATTTTCTTTTTTTAGTTCTAACCATTTATTAAGCGTGTAACCTATTGTTACTAGTAAAAGCACTATCTTCAACCCCATTTCAATATTTGTAAACGTAGTGACGCTCAGTGTTAACGTGTTAGCTAAGTACATTTTTGTATCTCCAAAACTAACCATAACCTATCCTTTAGCTCGTTGTGTAATAGGACCTTTTAATCCACCACAACCACAGTCGCCAATACAGCCACAAGGTTGTTGTAACTTTAGTTTCATTCCGTTTTTTCCAGAGCTAGATCCTTTTCCGTGTGGTCTACTTTCTTGACTTAATGGCCCGTCCCATAAAGTGTTTTCTCCTATTGTTCCGTTTTTACCTTTCATATCTTAAATTTTAGTAATTACACTTTTTCTTGAACAATGGACTTACTGAGTTTGCTTTTTGTTGAACATCTCCAAACACTCCGTTAGCTTGCGCTTGGGCTTGAGGATTAAAAACTGGCTTCGTGTAGCCTAACTCGTTACCAGGAACTGGAGGAGTAACAGCGTTTTGCTGCACTGGCATCCCAGTCATTGGGTCTATCATTAATTGGTTGTTCATGGTTATCTATCTTTATCTTTGTTAACATTATTAATGGAGGTTATCAATACTTTGTCTATGTATGATTGACCTTTCATTATTTTATTTCGTCTAGTACTAGTTGGTATATCCTCTTCTCCTAAAAGTATTTTATACATTCTGAGTATCAGTTGTTTACCTTTAAAAGAAACTTTATATATATTGTATTTTTGTGTGGTTCTATTTCTAGGTCTCCATACTTTTATCCAGTCCTCTTGTAAAAGCTTATTCCACCTTCTATTGTTCCAACTATAAGAATAGGAGCCTGTTTCAAAATCTTTTCTTGAAAATAGATCCATACAATCTAAGTATATTAATAACTCAAGATCTGCGTCGTTAAGATTATTATTTTTACAAGCCCACTTTCTTACTATTCTATAATGTTTAAAGATGTTAAGATCTTTGATATCATTAGGCGTTATTCTCATAACACCACAACAACATCCTGAAATCTAATAACATAATAAACATCGTCATCTATTTCTATCCTGTGACCAGCGTGTTTATCATAAAATATTGAATCACCTTCTTTAACTCCGGTAACTTGATCGCCACAATTTAAAACTGTAGCTTTTTTATATCTAACATCTTGTCTCTGAGATTGTGTTAGAAGTAAGCCTCCATCTGTTTTAGATACAGGCCCTTCTTTTATCTTATCTATGAGAATATTATTTCCTATTGCTTTCATCTCCAACTCTTAAGTTATTAATTACACAATCAGTAGATAATATCGTTGTTGCAACTGAGGCCGCGTTTTTAAGTGCGCTTTTGGTAACTAACAAAGGATCAATAATTCCTTTCTTAATCATATTAACCATCTTACCTGTTACTACGTTGATTCCTACGCCTTCTTTACCTGACACCTGAAACTCAACACCTGAATTACTTAATATCTTCTTAAATGGCGCCTTAATGGCTTCTAGAAGTATCTCTTCGCCAATGTTCTTAGGTTTAATCTTCATGGACGCGTCTAAAAGCGCTATTCCACCTCCAGACACTATACCTTCTTTTATAGCGGCTTTAGTGGCGCAGATAGCATCTTCAACTCTATCAGATTTTTCTTTTAACTCTACTTCTGAGTTAGCACCTACTTTCACTATAGCTACTTTAGCGGATAACCTTGATAGTCTTCTTTCTAATCTAATAACGTCTCCAGGAGCTTTAGCTTCTTTAATTTGGTTTTTAACCTCTTGTATTAGACTCTTAACTTCTTCAGTTTCGTTATCCACTTGTAGTATAGTCTCGTAATCATCAGTAACACTCTTAATACATGTACCTAATAAACTTGGGTTTATAACATCTAAGTCATCTCCAAGATCTTCGTTTATTACTGTAGCGCCTGTTAAGACAGCTAGATCAGATAATACGTCTTTCTTGTTTACTCCGTATGTAGGAGCGTTGATTACGTTAACCTTTATATTGCCTTTAACCTTGTTCATAGCTAATGTAGAAATCACTTGTGAATCTAAATCACCTATAACCAATAAAGGTTTGTTGTTTTGAATAACATATTCTAAAATAGATTGTATTTTTCTAACAGATTCAACTGGTGATTCTAATAGTAAAACAACTGGCTTATCTAGTTCAGCTATTCTTTTTTCTTGACTAGTCACAAAATGTGAGTTTGTCAAACCTTTTTCATACTGAACACCATCAACCAACTCAAAGCTAGTTTCTTCAGTATCTGTTGGCTCCATTATAACAACTCCGTTTTCTCCAGCTGCTTCAAAAGCATCGCCAATGATTTCACCTAGATCTCTTTCGTTGTTACAACTAATAGTGGCAATGTCTTTCAACATATCTCCACTAACTTCAATACTTTTTCTTTCTAAGTATTTTATTACTTTTTCTACACCTGTAGCAATACCATCTTTAATAACTCTAATGTTATTTTCTTTAGAAGCTTGATAAGCTTCATTTAAGATTGAGTGCGCTAGTACCGTAGCCGTGGTCGTTCCGTCTCCAGCTTCTTTAACAGTTTTTCTAGCAGCTTCCTTTAAAAGCGTAGCACCCATATTTTCTACTGGGTCTAGTAATGTTATTGAATTAGCAACTGTTACACCATCTTTAGTGATGATTGGTCTTCCGCTACTATCTTCTAATATTACACATTGACCGCTAGCTCCTAATGTAGAACTAACAGCTTTAGTAAGTTTATTAATTCCTTCTAATACTTTAACCTTAGCTTCGTCACCAAAGTTTAAGTTTTTGACGATTTTGTCAGTCATATTTAATTTAATTTAATTTGATTTGATTATACTCTAAAATTAGAGTTGTGCTTGACTTATCATTACACGTTTTACTCGATAATTACTCATCAATTTCTTCTTCTGTTGGTGGTACTTGCTCACCAATAGTCAAAGTAACGGTTGTAGGTGTAATCAACGAATCAATCTGAGACTGAATCCCAGCCTCAATAGAAGCAACTTGCTCTTCACCCATAGCTGATTTAGTCCAAGCAACAACCTGTTCGTTTGTTAAATCTTCAAACGGAATAAAGTCTGTTACATCACTAACGTCTAGCGCTTGTGTTCCAATATTAGTAACGGTATAAGCATCGCCTTTAGAGTCTAATTTATCTGAAGCGCCAGTGACGATCCAATGAACGTTATAAACTAAATCCGCGTATTCTCCGTCCTGTGGATAAGCATCCACTGTTTTACAATTCCAATCGTAAGTAATCATATTTATTTATTTATTTATTAGTACTCTTCTTTTGCGTTATTCTCGTCTGAGTGAGAATGTAATCTTATTTCTGCTGGCTCATGTAATACTACAGTTTGCTCAAACTCTTCAAAGCTATAAAAATACTTACTGTTAAGTAAAAGCACATCATCCTCTAAATTGTGTATTATAACATTGCTAAAATCCATACATCCGTGAGCCCATCTAGTGTCTGTATAGAAGTCTAAACAAAGGTTTATGATTCTACTATTTGGAGCAGAACCGTAAATCGCGCACTCAATTAAAGACGATTTAACATCGAAAGTTTTTAAACCAGCAAAGAACGTATGAGTACCATTTAGTTTTTCTAATACTAGATCAAACGGTTTAATATACTTGGCATCAACATCTACATACACGCCTCCAAAGTCTCTCAACAGGAGCAGTTTTATTCTATCGGTTATAAAAGCCCATTTAAAGTTATCCGGGTCTCTTAAGTACGCTTGTAGGAAAACATCATCAGCATATCTTTCATTAAATATTTCATCGTGTGTCCACATCTTGTACTCCCAATCTGGATGCATAGATTTCATAGTAGCTGTCATCTCAACATACTTCTCGGGAAGCATTCTAGGTCCAATCCAAACTTGGTGTATTTTCTTTGGTATATTCATTTTCTATTAATAATAAGTTGCTGAATGATTATAGCTCCTAAAGTTAGATAGCTGCGTTTTAGATCCAGCATATGAAGACACAAAGCCCGAAGAATTTGAAGCTACAAAGCAACCGTTAAGAGATCTATTTGGAGGGTTAATTTCATTCACCACATCTAACAAAGAAAAAGTAGTTGTATTTGGTACTGCCATTATTTTTCTAGTTTTTCTAATCTTGCTTCTAATTCAGCAATTTTAGCAATTAATAAATCTATGTATTTAACAGACTTAAATCCTTCGTCGTCAGTGTTTACAAATTCAGGATGTTTTTGTTCAAGTTCTTGAGCGATTACACCTGTTCTGTACTCGCCTTCACTGCTAATCATTTCAAAAGACTTCCAGTTTACATCTATATTACCACATGATAAATCAGTTATTTTAGTTTTTAACCTTCTATCAGAGCTTAGAATAAAGTTAGTCGCTGTTACGGTAGATGTAAAGATTCCTGCTCCAGCCACATGGAGTTTCTGAGAAGGGCTAGATATTCCAATACCTACGTTACCTCCAGACGGTTGTAGTAACATATTATATGTTGCTGTTGGACCATCGTTTCTTTGAACTTGATGCCAAACGTTTCCATTGTTTGATACACCTGAATACTGTCCATATAAACCATTAGCAGCTAGTAAAGCCTGGCCACCCGTTGTTGCGGATCCTAATGCTGGCCCATCCGAAGGTGTCTGAGTAACTGTAGTTAATCTAACGCCAGGAACAGTAATTCCAATACCCAAATTCCCCGTAGAAGATATCATTACTCTATCCGTATTATTAGTTCTAAAGAATAAGCTACCGTTTGAGGTATTTGCTAGATATGCATTATTACCGCTAAACTGTAGAAAACCTACATTAGTTCCGTTTTGAACCCATCTAATATAAGGACTTGATGTTGCTTCTATTTTTAAAACCTCACTATTACCTCCCCCACTCACGTGTAATGGAGCAGAAGGACTAGTTGTTCCAACCCCTGTATTTCCATCTGAAGTAATACGCATTCTTTCAATTGGAGAAGCACCAGCTGATGCTGTAGCTGTTAAAAATCTTAGGTGACCCCCTCCAGAAGACCCCGTTCCTGCAGCTTGCTTTGCTGTACCAATTATCTGAGCGTTGCAGTAAGCCCCAGAGTTATCATCTTTTCCTCCAAACTGTATAACGCCTAAGTCTTGATTAGCACTTATAGACCCGTCTAAGTTAACTAAAGTAACTACAGCTGGCTGCTGCTCGTTCGTTCCATACCCAGAAACAACTAAATCACCTGCTCCAACGTTTGCATATCCACCTGATAATTGACTTGTTAGATTGTTTTTTATGTTTACATTTCCATCATTACCACCTGACTTTGTGGTTTTAAAATTGCCAAATACATCGAGCTTAGCGTTAGGATTAGTAGTTCCGATACCTACGTTACCTCCGTCTTCTATCTTTAACCTAGTTGTTCCTGCGTCTGTATAAAAGTTTAAACCTTGTGTAGAGTGACCATAAATACCAGTTCCGGTCCCTCCCCATCTTAATTGATAAAAGTCGTCAAGTCTAATAGCTCCTGCTGAAACATGTAGTTTGTCACCAGGATTAGTAGTTCCGATACCTACGTTACCTGTAG